GAAGTTTTGCATAGCACGCCTTCACAAGCACTCGCAAATTCACAGCACCTTTTTAGGTCCTACTCTTCTCTCCAAGATGTTATCCAAAGTACGCGACTTCTTCCACGAGAAACTATCCCGTCTCCTACTCCAACATTCGATTTTCCAATCAAATGACAAAGACGAAGAACAGACTCTCCTCGAAAACCAGTCCTCCGATGTTAAACGCATCTACAATTCGATACACTACTCCTTCCAAACCGATGACACTCAAGCTGCATACGAAGACCAATATCAGCACATCAAACACGTCCTCGAGGACAAAGATCGCCTGTCCAATTTCCCCGCAGAATTCTACCTCCCGTATGATACTACGACCACCCCCGACAACCGCGTCCCTCCTTCCGGCATTGATCAGCTCCCTTACGTCTACAAACGCACAAACGTCGTTACCGCAACAGATGAAGTACCCGAAACTGGCTATCCAATTCAGAACCGCCTCCTAAGACTCATTCGCTCCCGCTACCCCCAATATCTTCCACACGTTCGCACGTTCACAAGACCCCTCGGTACAACTGACGCAACAGTCTCAGACTTCTTTAAACCTCAACATCCCTCACGACTCGTTGATCCCTCCCGCATTTCACACGTTATGAAACACGTCATGAACAAAATGGCAATCACTCCTTACCTCCCAATCCACTTTGTCGACACACAATACGACAAACGTCCTCTCTCAACTGGTACTGGCTACTACAACCGCCGCTCTCATGAAGCTAACATACACGCTCTCTACTCACACCCCAAAGAATACGAAAACAAACGTACATCCAAAGGCTACTACATAAATGCTTTCCTTGAATCCGCTCGCTCCCTTGTTCACTGGATCAAATCCTATGGCAACCCATTCCGCTCTAAACCAGCCGACCCCCGCGAATCACTCAAGAAATTCTTCCTTCAACGACCCACAATGTTATTTACCCGAAACCACATTTCCAAAATCCTTGGTGCCCTCAAACAACGACCCGTATACGCAGTTGATGACCTCTTCCTCACTCTCGAATCAATGGTTACCTTCCCCGCTCACACAATCGCTCGTAAAATTGAATGCTGCATCATGTATGGCTATGAAACAATCCGTGGCTCCAACGTCCAACTCGACCGCCTCGCTCAACGCTACAATTCCTTCTTCACAATAGACTGGTCTGGCTTTGATCAAAGACTCCCTTGGGTTATCGTCCTTCTGTTTTTCACAGAATTCCTACCACGCCTTCTCGTAATTAATCATGGTTATGCCCCCACGTACGACTTCCCGTCCTACCCCGACCTCACAACCGAAATGATGTACCAACGCCTCTCGAATATCCTCTCGTTCCTGGCAACATGGTATTTCAACATGGTTTTCATCACCGCAGATGGATTCGCATACGTTCGCCGCTTCGCTGGTGTCCCCTCCGGACTACTGAACACGCAATTCCTCGATTCCTTCGGCAACCTCTTCCTCATCATCGATGCTCTCATCGAATTTGGTGCACAAGACGAAGAAATTGACTCCATCCTCCTCCTCATCATGGGCGATGACAACTCCGGCTTCACAATATGGTCAATCGCAAGACTCGAACAGTTCATCACTTTCCTTGAATCCTACGCCCTCACCCGCTATGGCATGGTTATGTCCAAAACGAAATCACTCGTTACTGTACTTCGACACAAGATACAAACTCTTTCTTACACTTGCAACTTCGGCAGACCACTTCGACCAATCCCTGAGCTAGTCGCACATCTGGTTTTTCCAGAACGCGAATTTAAGCCTCAATTCATGTCAGCACGCGCTGTTGGTATGGCCTGGGCCTCCTGTGCTCAAGATAAAACCTTTCACGACTTTTGTCGCGATGTGTTTTATGAATACCTCGAAGAATCCGTTCCCGTCGACAACACGAATATCGCCTGGATCCAGTCACATCTACCTGGATACCTCCGCGTTGATCCTGAAGTTACGAAGATGATAGACCTCAACGTCTTTCCTTCATTCCTTCATGTGTCTCAGAAACTATCCCGATGGCAAGGACCTCTCTCCTACCAACCAAAATGGGATTTGGCACATTTCATCAACCAACCAGACGTCATTCCTGACGACTCGATCACAATGTTCGAATATATGCAAGAACACTCCCTCTCTCTTGACATTCAATTCGATCTCTTTTCAGCTTAAAGTTTTGCTATGAGAATAGTTATCTTTGCTTCTTTTTACTCCACAAAATGAAAAAAAATCAAAAAAATAATAAAACTCAAAAAAAAATTC